TTAGTCAAGTAGATGAGCCATCTTGTTACTCTGCACTTCCTCCATCCATTTAATAAGCTCAGCTTTATCTCGCCCGCTTTTATAAAATCTCTTGGAGTTTATACAGATCGAGGCGTCAATTCGCCCAGATTTCCTGACAGTTAGGGAGCCGCAATTCGTGCGTAATTTAAGGTAGTCACGGCTACGATTTTCAGCCTGGAGCTTATAATCTGCAATCCTCAAATTTTCTAAGGAATTGTTTTTAGTATTTCTATCAATGTGATCAATTGTCATGCCATCTGGGATTTCACCATTTGCTATGGCCCAGACAAGTCGATGCGCTTTATATTTCACGCCGTCTATTTTGACGTAGTAGTAACCGTGGTTATCAAGACTTCCAGCCCTGGCGCCTTTTTTTGCTCTGGTGCTAGCATCAACCTTCCACCTCAACCCACTTTCACTACTGCCATCAACTTCCAAAAACTGTCTAGCCTTTGCGATTGGTAAAGGGATTGTTTTTGAGCTCATGCGTTTTCCTTGCTTTGAAATGAACCTTTGCCGCAATGGAAATCAGCCCGTCGAGGCTCGCCAGCACTAACTGACTTCCTCAAAGGCTCATTTCAAAGGGTTTTGGATTCGACGTAGTTGAGAGCGCATTGCGGTGCGCTTGTGAAATTTGGAAATAAAAAAGCCCAAGGCTTTAACCTCGGGCTCTTAATTCTTTGTGTCGACAATCAAAGCTATGGCGACGATATCAGATTTACATGAAATATATGCGTTTCAATCCAGTTTTGCAAGACTTCTATCGAAATTTGTCGCCTTTTGTTGTGAACGTGATCGCGTTACCTGCAATAAAGCTCCGCTATCCAGGCGAAGAAAGATACGCCTCATCTCCACCCAGCGGTCCGTAAATGTCTCAGACCAGTTCTTTGGCGTTACGCCCACCAGTTCCGCGAGCACCTGATATTCGTACGTATCACGCCCTGCCAGTTCAGCTTTGACGTCCTGCGCCGCCAACCATATCAGTTTCTTCAGCCGATCCATCGTCTTGCCGGCAACCTTCTTAGTTCCGAGCTGCTCCCGGAACTCGGCCCACGCCCACTGGGTTATCGCCACCTGGTACTCGAACCGGATGTTCTCGCTGTAGTTCCACAGCAGCCACGCTTTCTGATGGTCTTCCAGTGACAGCACCGCGCGGCGCCATGAGGCGGTGACGAACTCAACCGGGCTGACTAACGCGATAGACGATCCCTTGGCGCGGGACTGGCTGCCGCTCATCGCCGGGCCGTCGGGGTTAACCTTCCGGCCGGTGACCGGGTCGGTTATTTTCTTACGTCCCCGGCTGCGCGCCGTCGCGGTCAATTGCGCGTTCTCGGCGAAAGCTACCAGTTGCCCTTTCGTCGCCCCGCTCAGATCTGCGGTCGCCACAATGAGCTGCTGACGTACGTATTCCAGTTGCTGACTGTTCATGCGGCTTCCTTCTGTGGCTGATTGGTTTTCGTCTGGCTGTGCTTTGCTACTGGCGGCAGGTTGGCGCGCTTAACGCTTTCGGCCTGGTACTTTTCGATATCAGCTCTGGTCATGATTCCACCACTCCCGTGCTGACTTTCTGTATTCAGGGTTTTCTGTCTGACAGATAATTTCCGCTCGATCGCCGCTTATCAGCTCACGAGCTTTCGCATATAGCCTTTCTCTTTTCGAAAGCTGCGTCGTTTCATACCAGGTGCTGGCAACGAACTTTCTCGCTTCAACTGGAGTGAATGTCTTCACGCTGCCTCCCGCTGTTTCAGTGCTTTGAGCTTGGCGCGGTACTCATCGCGGATCCGGATGAAGTCTTCCCGGCGGTAGTTGGTCATTTCGTGGGGGCCATTGAGCCAGTCGACGTAATCCTGTCCGTAACGAGCGACCAGGCCCGCTTCGTAGTGCTGCGCGACAGTGGCCTCCTTGGCGGTGTATTTACCCGCTCCGGCATTACACGATTTGCACTGCTTATGGGCGTTGCGCTCTTCAAAGCGCAGTTCAGGATTAGCGCCGACCGTTTTGAAGTGTCCGCAGTCCCACTGGCCGCCATGCAGATCTGGTGGATTAGTCTCACCGCAGCTGATGCATGGCAAATCGGCATCGCGCGCACGGATGAAGGCGTTGAAAGCCTGCTGTGCCTGCGCTTTGTAGTAACCTGCTGGCCGTAGCTCTGCCAGCCTCTCCTTACGGCGTTTGCGCCCGGCCTTCTCTGCCTCCTTCTGCTCTTTAATGCGCTTAGCAGCGGCTTTCACCTTCTCCTTCTCGCGTTCTTCCATCGCGAGAATTGCTCCGTGCTCCGGGCAGCACCAGCGGATCCGGATGTCGTGGAATTTCGGCACGAAGTATTCACCGCATACTTTGCACTTACGGCGGGATGGTTTAGGCATGACCTCTCCTCGCCGCGAGACGCAGCCATTTCTGATCCACCAGGCGGGCGGTAAGGCCTTTGAAGGTCGGGATGTCGGACGGCTTAACCGCAGGCTTACGCTTGCGGCGCGCCGGAACGCGGAAGATTTCGTTGGTGATGACGCGGGAAAGTGGAGTAGACATCAGGCCTCCTGCTTATCGCGCAGCTGCTGGTACTCGCAACCGTTAGGGATAGTCAGCGCCAAGCCGAACTGAGCGCACCACATTTCAACCTTAACGAGGAAGATATGCATCTCCCCGGTATCGAGGTCGGCGGTATGGCGTGGCTGCCAGGTAGTGGTTTTCTCACCGGTAATGAAGTCGGTGTAGGTCACCTCTTCGCAGCCGAGATAGGTCTTTTTGAGGTTTCGCTTAACCCATTCAGGGGTGGCGTCAGTGCGCCCGGATTTAATCAGGTATTCGCTGATTTCCGTGTACCACATGTGGCTTAGAGCGTTCTGAGACAGACTGCGTTTCTCGCGCCACGGCTTAACCTGAAGGCGGAAGCATTGCCCGGCATCCAGCAATGGCTGAATCTGCTGGCCGATGGCCGCGAAGTTACCGCGATGGAGTTTGATGCCGTCTACTGGCAGAGTCATACGGCCTCCTTAACGGAAACCGCAGAATGCAGAAAATCGCAGGTGCATTTCTGCATCTGTGACAAGGTGAGGAGTTCAGATTGTGGTCGCATTTAAGTCCCCTTAAATGCGCAGAAGTCACCGGAGTTGTTCAGGCTCCGATGACATCATTATGGCGGGTTGATTATGGAAAATCAAAGTTAACTTATGCCAAAATTCACATCGGTAAAACCCAGAAAATGAGCGTTAGGGTTCCACAACTGAATGACCTCAAGGCTCTCAGGGATTGAGCCTTTATTTTTAAAAGCTCCGTCTGGAGGGGAGCCGTGCTTGAACGTTGCTACGATGTGCTGGTTGAGTAAATCTAAAAAATATTTTCCAGCCTCTTCCCTGCTAATGCCATCGCTCTCTTTGATCCGAGCGACCATGTTTCTCGCAGTATCGATAGCGAACATAATGTTTGCAAACTCAGAGAAAGACCAGTCAGAGCTTGTTTTCCCACTGCATGATGAATTTGCCCTTTCCGCTTGATAACTAAGCAGGTCTTGGATATTTCTTCGCCTTGACTCGATTAGCGAAGCCTTTTGATAGACCAGCCCTCTCCATGTTATGAAAAGGCTCACGGAAGCGGCGATAGCTGATGCCACACCTGCTACGGCGCTCCATACCTCGGAAGTCATGCTACTTTACCTCTTCATTCTTGATGTAACGGGGGGCGCTTGCCTTAGGAAGGCTGATACTCACATCTCGATAATGGCGTAAACGCTCAAGGAAGTAATCACGCAAATGCTCGGGCTGCTTACGCTTAACCACCTCGGCTACAACCAGCATGTTCATATGCTCAATTTATGCGATGTCAGATGCTGTATGGTCAACGTAACCTAGTTGGGCTACTAAGTTTATTGATACGAGGCTGAAATCATAATTCATTTCACCTCCAACCAGATCAATTGAAAGGCCCGCAATGCGGGCCTAGGTTTAAAGCAAGTCGTGTGATCAGGCTCTTAATGTATGTTCTTCTTCTGCCATATTGATTACATTTCTTAAGATGCAGCGAACCTACTCTCAGTTACTATTACAACTTATCCATGGGACTTGTCACTAACAAATCGGAATGTTCATACATCGTCTGCTTGACTCCATGGCCCAGTGTGTATAGAAAGATTTGTCGGCCTTCTTTTCTAGCAAATTTTATAATTGGTACAAAATCTGAATCACCAGTCACCAAAGCATATATATCGGCCTGTTTTTTTAATGACATTGATGACATATCCAACGCAATACGCATATCAACGCCTTTCTGCTGAACGTTAGGCTTAACATTGTAGGCATTAATGGAAGATGTTTTGGAATCACTACTCTTCAAAGCCCATGGGTCAACTTTCCAACCTCGAAAATTCGTCTCACCAAGTCTTACAGCAAAAAAAGGTGTTCTTTTCAGCTCATCAAGCATAACTTTATTTCTTCTCGAAACTTCTGTTTCAGAGAAGTCAATTTTCTCACCACTAATCGGATGCGTCTGTATTCCTGTAAGCGGCTCTGCATCGTAATAATAAACACGATGCAAAATCATACCTTCAAGCTCAGGCCTTTTTGTTAATTTTTCAACGAATACTTTAATTACTTCCGCATCGATTGGCTTGTCCTTTGTGCCTAATTTTGCACGCAAAAAACCAGCATCGATCATGATGGCATATTTTCTGGTCATTGATTATAGGAGTTCATAAAAGGGAGAAGAGGTTGGTGGGTTAAGTTCGCGGGGTAAACCCCTCTTGTATAGTAGCGAACCGCCCACCGTCATTGCGGGTAACTATAATACCAAACTTATTGAAGAGCAAGCTCCCACAAAGGCATATTTATACATCAATGGTGGTAGCCATGTCCCATCCATCCTGAATCACCGGAGAGCCGCCAGCGGCACCCTGAAGCATGGCGGCGCGTTCACGCAGTTCGCTTACATACTCAACCAGTGATCCGCCAGCAGGTACTTCGCACTCCTCGACCAACTGGAAATAGATATCGGCCGCAGCACGGGTATTACTGTGCTTCGCGTCACCCATCTCGCCTTCACGAAGAGCATCGCGTTCGGCGGTAAGATTGGCTATTTGAACGCCCATGGATTCCAGCTCATCCAGCAGCGCCAGCACTGTGGCGGGGTCACACAACCTGAAGAACAACTCATCAGCATCACTGTTTCCACCAATGAATCCATACTCCATATTTTTATGGTCGGTTTGCAGAACCAAAGAGCCGTCGTTACCGAAGCACTGATATTTAATACTGCCACTGCCATCAATTCTGTCTCCGATGCGACCAGGCGTAGCCTTCTCCGCCGCCTCGCGTAATGTGCGTTTGTCGATGTTGCTCATTGGGCGGCCTCCGGTTCCTCTGGAATTGGAGCCCAGTGAGTGATAACAACATCGTCGATATCGATATCACCGTTCTGGAAAGTCCATTGCCAACTTCCAGTCTCTTTCTGCCCAAAGGTCATCCACATTGAGCGCCAACCAATCAGCCATCCCTCACCGGTTGAATCGAAAAGCAGAACCGTGTCATTGGGTGATGGAAGGCATTCATGCACGGAAAATACTTTTTCTTCCAGTGCATCACTCCATGAGACAGCCGCGAGCTTTCCACCAAAAATTGTCACACCTGCGTTTACTGCTGGCTCTTTACCATCCTCAAACTCAACAACAAAAGTTGCTTTGCTCATGACTGCACTCCTTTGCGAAGCAGGGCGGCATCCTCTCGAAGGGCTTCTGCGTATTCAGATGCTGCTCTGCTGGCCCTGGCTCTCCATCCGGTTGTGATGTTGTTGGTCTTAATAGCCTCTTCAGCGAACATCAACGCAAACATCTCCACACCCTGCGCCCGCACTTCCGCCAGGAAAGCGTCGGTGGCCGGGGTTTCGCAGTCGAGCACATACTGGAATTCATGAAGCGTCTGACCATCGATAAAATCCCCGATCTCCGGGTCGATCAGTTTATTGAACTTTGCGTACACGGCGCACGCTTCACCCAGAAGCTCGCGGCCCTTAGCCTTCATCCCCGTATTCTCCGCAGCCAGCGCCGCGCACATGGCATCTGCTTCGGCAAATTTACGCACAAGATACTCGGCGTTGGTTTCGTTAACCTTCAGATCGCGTGGAATGCACTTGCCACGCAGAAAACCTTCCATCTCAAATAATTTCATACCCCTGCCCTCCCCCAAACCATCAAAATTCGTTTCATCGCCGGGCTGTTGCGGCATTCCTGAAATATTCCGTTTGTGCAACTGCGCGCGGTTCCGTCCTGCTCTTCCGACGTCGCCAGGCGATAAGTCACCGTTCGCCAGACCTTGCTGACACGCACAATCTTTCGTGCTCGCTCCAGATCGATGGCGTTCTTCGTGATGCAGTTGATGGTCATGCCGCACTCTGTGGCCACATCCTTCGCGGTGAAGGTCCGGTGCGTTTCGAGATAACGCAGAATTGCCTGCTTGCCTTTCATCGTCTTAGCACTCATAGTCAGCCTCCTGTTGCATCTGGCCGCTGTAGGTGAAATCTACCGGGTCTAGGCCGGAGTAGCGGCTGCTGAAGTGGTAGGTTTTTTCTGCCCCCGGCGCATGGCGGGACTTCACACAGATGATTTCGGTGATGCCTTTCAGTTCGGTGTTCGGGTTGTATTTCTCATCCCGGTAGATCATGAAAATCACATCGGCTTCCTGCTCGATAACACCGGACTCGCGGAGGTCAGCTGCGACCGGGCGCTTATTAGCACGTTCTTCGACCTTACGGTTAAGCTGAGCCAGTGCGATGACCGGGCAACGCAATTCTTTTGCCAGGTTTTTCAGTCCAGTGGCGATCTCCCCTACGCTGCGGTTCATGTTCTCCGGGTCTGACATCCGCATTTTCTGAAGATAATCGACGATGACCACGCCCAGGCCGCCCAGCTTCTTGCTCATTCTGCGCGCTTCAGCACGCACCTGGTGAACGCTTAGGGATGGCTTGTCATTGATGTAGATCGGAGAGTCGATGAAATCCTTCATGCAATGGCCGACCTTTCCCCAGGCCCCGTCCATCACGCCGCTTTGCTTGCTGAGTAAATCCTCTTTGCTCACCCGGGCCCGGTGGAACGCGACACGCTCCGAGATCTGATCAACTGGCATTTCCAGACTGAAGAAAAGCACAGGCTTTTTGTTTTTCAGGCCGACTGTCTCGGTCACGGTGGTGCTGAACATGGTTTTCCCCATGCCAGGGCGCCCGCCGACAACGATGAAATCGGTGTTGTTGAACCCGCCGAATGCGCTGTCAATGGTCGCCATGCCCAGCTCGGTTTTGTGCTTCCAGATATCGCCGCTAATAATCGACTGGATGGTCTCTAACGACATGTCGATACCGGTAGTGATGTGCTCGGTGCCATAGTCAGCACTGTGCTCAATGCTTGAGATATCAGCCTGAATGTTGCCGATGATGTCTGCGATACCCTCGGTAGTTGGTTCGGACAGCTTCTGGATCCCAACCTGTAACGCCAGGGTCATACGGCGACCAAGGTACATTTCACGAATCTTTTCGCAGTAGGCCGCCAGGTTTGCGAAAGACGGAGTGTTTTTGCTGCATTCAGCCAGGTAAGCGAAACCACCCGCACTCTCAAGCACCCCGAGCTGCTCAAGATCGCTGGTCAGCGTAAGCAGGTCTATCTTCGAACCGGATTCGTTGAGTCGCTTATAGGACCGCAGAGCCACTTTATGGGGCGTTGCTGTGAAGTGGTCCTCAGTCAGGCCCTCAATCGCATCGGTAGCCATGTCGGCGCCATCTGCGCGACCTGCTGCAAGCATTATTCCGCCAATGACGGCCTGCTCAACGTATAAATCAATAAAACGGCTCATGCTTTGACTCCCTTGCGCTCACGGTGCTCGTTGATGGCCTGCTCGTAGACAGATCCCCAGTTCTTCGGATTCAGTATCCAGTCGAGAGTCAGCCATGGCTGATCGCCTCTTGTGCCGAACAGGGAAGACTTGCTAATCAGCTCGAAGGCCATTCCCATGTGCTTCAGTTCTCGCCAGTTGCCCTGGGTGGTTTTGCCGTTCCACACAGCTTCCAGGTCTCGATAGGCCGGACGGCGGCGGTTCCACTCATGCAGTGAAACGGCCTTCGAAGGGAATTTTTCATTCCAGAGCTTGATGATCTCTTCGTGCGGACAGGCTGCCGGGTTGCTTCCATGACCATCTGCCCATACCAGGGCGTCTGACAGGTATCCATCAAAGCGGGTCATACGGCACAGGTTCTCTGGCTTGAAGCTGTGACCCCAGTTCACATGGGCCCAGCGGATAACCAGCTTCAGCTCTTCAGCGGTGTAGCACTGGTCTTTGCTCTTCACTGTGGAGAGAGCTTTCTCAAAAGGTGCCAGCGCAGCACAACGACTACCCGTTAGCTCGTTGAAGTAATCCATCACTTCCTGAGCGAGTGAGTTTTCCCCCTGGGGGGATTTAGGGGGATCTTTTATTTCTTTCTTTTGAATAGTTTCTTTTGTGTTTAGCTGAGTTGGCTTATGGGTATTAGCTGACTTGGCTAATGTTTCATTAGCTGTTTCGGCTAATGATTTGCCATTTTGGCTAATGCTGAAATTCCAGTCAGAAATCACCTTATTCACCCCGATCGCCAGGCCGTTGGTAACGATGATGTTCATTGCAATCATCTCGTTCTTGGCCTTGCAGACATGCGTATGGTGAATGCCGGTCATTGCTGCAATCTGGGTATTTGTAATGCGGTCAAACTTTTTCCCGAACCCGTAAGTTTTGCGGATCACCGCCAGAACGACCTTCAGCTGGCGAGCCGTTAAATCAGCAGCCATAACCGCTTCCAGCAGCTCGTTAGCGATGCGGGTATACCCATCATCGATATCTGCCACCTGACGCTCCACGACCGATACAGACGGTCTGAAAGGTATTACTTTTGCGAGATTACCCACGGCCACTCTCCTTACGTTTCAGCTCTTCCAGGATGGCGCGCATCTTCTCTGCCACAATCGGATTAACCGAGCGGATGAAGCGGTCGCGGGTTATGTTTTTATGTACAGCGGTATGGTAATAGCGTGGATTTTTTGCCATTATTCCTCCTGCAATGAGTGCACACGATTTGCATCTGAAGGCCAGTTCTGTTGACGCAGACTGGCTTTCGCCATTTTTGATACTTCCCATCACATAACCCCCAGCATCGATGTAACCATCGTCATCAACGGTCCTGCCTGCTCCGGCATGAGGCGGAACAGCGACGCAATACCCTCGCTTACCTCTTTCAGCTTCTGATGCTCTGGAGCGTCCAGGAGCACGGCCTGTTTAGCTTCGGCGCACTCTTTCATCGCAGAGGCGATCAGCGACATCGTGTCGTTCTTCGGCGCCAGCCGGTTGCGGTACTCCAGCGGCAGGACGGCCATGATTGCCGGTGTCAGCTGCCGAATGTTGTTGGCGGCATATTCGGTGTCGCCATCGATCCAGCGAAACACTTTCTGCATCTGGCGGTGTGAGTCAGTCGGGATATCCAGTCCGGTGCCGCCGGTAGCCCGCCACTCTTCAACAATCAGAGCGGCGACAAATTCACGGCTGCGGCAATCAGCTGCCCAGGCGCGAACAGCTGTGCGGATCCCATCGATGTTTAAAGCCTTGGAATCAGGTTCCCGGCGATTCTGGTAAATCATCGCCGTTGGCGAAAATTTGTTACCTTGTTGATACGCAAGTGAATGCATTGCTTTCCCTTTCGTGGTTAGGGCCGCCGTTAAGCGGCATGGTTCTCTGGGTGTGGAAACAGGTCGGGAAGATCAGGTCGAATTTCGTGTGCCTTAATCTCGCCACCAGTAGCGTTTACGATGGCTGTTACTTTTTCCGGAGATACGGAACCACCGTTAAGCCACTTGTGAACCGCTGGCTGGCTAACGCCGCAAATATCTGCGAGTCGCTTCTGGCTGCCAACGATTTCTAAAGCTCGTTGAATAACTTTGTTCATGGATTTTACCTATCCGATTACTGGATTAATGAAAAGATAACCCAAGTTATGACCATTGTCCATAACCTTTGTTATTTTACTCTGCATAACCTGAGTTATATATTGGCGCTATGAAAACATTCGCAGATCGACTTAACGCGGCTATGAGAGCCGCAGGCATATCCCAAGGGCAGCTGGCTGAGAAAGTCGGCATATCTCAACCTGCAATTCAGAAAATGACATCAGGCAAAACCACAGGCAGCCGTAAGATGGTTGAGCTTGCTCATGCATTGAACGTGCGTCCGGAATGGCTCAGTTCGGGCATAGGCTCAATGCAGGACGAAGGACGCAAGGACTCCGCTATCCCACCAGAATCGGAATGGGGTAAAGTTGACGCTTGGGATAGCAAAACAGATCTGCCAGATGACGAGGTCGAAGTGCCATATCTGAAAGACATAGAACTTGCGTGTGGTGATGGTTCCTGCTTGGAAGATGACTATAACGGATTCAAACTTCGTTTTGCGAAGTCTACCCTTCGTAAGGTGGGAGCCCAGAAAGATAGCGTGCTGTGCTTCCCGGCATCAGGAAATAGCATGGAGCCCATGATCCCGGAAGGGACGACGGTCGCCATCAACACGAACGACAAAAAGATCGTTGATGGCAAGGTTTATGCAATAAGCCAGGACGGATGGAAAAGGCTAAAATCCATTTATCGTGTGAGTCCTACCCGCATCGTGATTCGCAGCTTCAACAGTGAAGAGTACCCTGATGAAGAAGCGGATATCGAGAGCGTAGAGATTATTGGTCGCATGTTCTGGACATCTACTATCTGGTAATCAAGAGGGAAGGGATGAAATTAGAACTAATAGCATTATCTTTACTGGCTTTAACTACGAACGCAATCGGCTCTAGCACCCTGAGCTGCGATTACGCTAAGTCGGACATCAGTAATGGAGCTAATGCTCCAATGATTCCTGGCGGAAAAGGCACTGTCGAATTTGATGGAAAATCCTTTAAAGCCACACGTCCAAATGGTGGTGTGATCATTTCACCAATAATCAGTGAACAAAAAAATGGAATGCTTTTTCTTGACGACAAGACAAAAGTGTTCGCGGCAAGCCTTTCTAAAACTGATTTCGCTATCTCTGACCGAATTGCTCGAATTACTGAGCAATGGGCCAACTGCATTGATGTTAGTCCATCGCCGAACAATTCAGATAACGACAAACCGGCAACTGCCTGGAAATATAGGTCTCTCACGAAGCAGGAGATAAATGCTGTTGAGGCAGCAGTGAAAGACCAATTGAAGGATCCAGAAAGTGCCAGATTCAAGCACTCTAAGTTTGTGAGCAACGGGAAAGGCGCTTACTGCGGCCTGGTTAATTCCAAAAACTCATATGGCGGCTATGCTGGAAACACTCCTTTCATGGTCATGCTTATCAACAATGGCAAGCCTCACGCTGGCTTTATTGGTATGGGCGGAGATGATGCCGAGACCCTGTCAACGCTATCCGTCTGCAAAGACAGTGGTTATTTCTAAACCCCACCTTGATTGAAAGCCCCGCATTGCGGGGTTTTTTATTGCCAGAAATCCCCCCCCCGCCACATTTTTTACAAAAATAAATTCATTTAGTTATCAGTGCATTATAACTTATGTGATGATAATTATAAATTAGGTTATTGCCATCACTCATAACTAAGGTTATCTTTAATCCATCGAAACGAAACATCGACAGCTGAGCGAAGTTAGCCAGCGGCGGACAGCAAGTCGCCTGCTTTTTAAAAACATGCATATTTACAGCGTCAATGACCTGTTATGACCCCTACACGTAAACGTGCTGTATCACCGGGTGCGATCCGGTCGGTGAGAGAGTATCCCCGCGCGAGAGCGAGAACGGCGTGAGAACGGGCAACACTGGCAGGGAGTTGGCGCTGACCAAAACAGGGAATGTTTTGGGATTGGATGAATGAGCAGGCTGATGCTCGACCGATGTATTCACAGCGCTCATGGCAAGCAGTAACCAATCTGCGCCTCAAGACAGCGTCACTGGTAGTGCGGGCGCTCTAACCAGTAAGCCGGAGATCAGTGCCGGCCATCCAATCACCAAAGCATTTCGAAAGTTCCTGGCTAGCCGCTGCCATCCTTTTCGACGCGGCGCATCGTATCGGAGGATTTATGTAACAGGTAACAGTGACGACTGAAAACCAACATTCAGCCCCGGATTATGCCGGGGCACACCGTGGAATGTTTTGGGCTGGCAGACGGTTATCAGCTAGTTGGTGAGGTAATGGCTCACCAAGGCGACGACGGCCTTCCCTGCTGCTTGAAAGTGGGGAGCCAGCACCAAAGCATTTCTCCCGCATCTGCGGGTAACGACAGAGGGTTTTATGAAAGAGGACGATTATACGATGGGCGAGTTTTGGCGAGACATGAAGCCAGAACTTAAAGAGCGGCGCAGGATAGCGCGCAACTCAGCACATGAAGGGATGAAGGCATTCTTTCAGCGCAATGGAGTTAAATTCGAAGAGGGAGAAAACTCCCTCATATTTCGCACACCGCAAGGCACTGTTGCTTATTACCCACCAAGCAAGCGGATGCAGCATAAAACCACATGGCGAACATGCAGCCCTACAGCATGCATGAATTACGTCAACAAACTCAGAGCCGCCTAACCAGCGGCTTTTTTCATACCTCACCGTTCTCGATGAGTGCGGTTAGTTATGACAACCGGCGGCCATCCACCGCCCATTGAAACACTGAATAAATGCGTTGAAGTCTTGTATTAACCGTTCGGCGGCGCGGCCTTAAGCGTGGAGATGATTATGACTCTTATCGAATTGACCAAAAAGAAAATGGCAATTGAAGCCGAACTGGCTCAGTTGAAGGCGAAGTTTGTTGATGACACCTCACGCATCGGTAAAGAGCTGATTGCAGTGTCTGAAGGCATCAACCAGGCCAATAAAGGCCTAACGGTTGATATGGTTCGGAATGGCATGACGATCATTAACTTCGGAGACCCGAAACAAAGCGCGGAGCGACGCGGGTGTGTTGAAGACGCGATTAACGACATTGCGTCTGGGTTCACCCGTCTGAGCGAGCGTTATTTTGGCACAAAAAACTACGCCCAATGGAGCGATCAGCGTGAAGACCATCGCTATGGATATGGCCCTAAACACGGCTCTATCTGCTTCAAGATAGGCTTAACTGGCACCGCACTTAATAAGCTGGCAAGCGGCGGCTTGAGTGATTACGACGCTGAATGCGCTATCTACTGCCTGATGAACATTGACGCCATCAATGCGGCAAACGCCAAAGCCCGGGAGGCATCATGACAGTCACCCACAACGGCAAGCAGTACACCGCCAAAAAGCTCAACGATAACGAGTGGCAGCTGACGTCGGTATCGGCACCGCGCGACAAGCTGACGCTGAACCGCTGGCAGATGCATATCGCTGGCCTCCTGGAACAGGTTGAGGTGAAGGTATGATCGGAATGCACTATGGCACCGCATCAGTGCCACGTAGCGAGGTTTTACCGGGCACAATGCTACAACACCACGGCAAAACTTATCGCGCCTCTGCGAACGTTGAGAAAGGCCTGTACGCCTTCAACATCTTCGAAAAAACCATCATCAAAAGTGATTCCGTCGTTGTGCTGCTGAATGAGCGCGGCGAGCCGATGGTTCACTGATATTAACCACCCTATTCAACCGATCGGCCTGGCTCAATGCGGGCGGGATCTGCACATCCAAATTTCAGGAGAAACCATGAATATCACATGCGAGTGCGTGGACATGCGCACATCCGTCGGCCCCCACAACACCATCAAAGTTGAGATGGAAGGCGTTGTGCTGGCCGGCACCGTTAAAACCCGTGACGTCCTACCCCAACTCGACGGCGCAGAAGTCATCGAGTGGCTGGCTGAGCAGGGTTACATCATCACTCATCAGGAGCGTGCAGCATGACAGCGGCAGAACGGTGGGATGAAGAGTTGTTCCTTCGCCTTATGCGCGACGTGATACCAGAAAAGCCAGAGAGCGATGACGAGCCAGTAAATCTGGCAGCCGAGCGGCAGAACCCGATGATTAGCTGGGATGAATTTGCCGGTAATTTTAATTAAGTGAGATTGCTATGAAATTCGAAAAAGCCATGAGGAAGAAAGCCAAGCTACGGCTGGCACTTACCGGGCCAAGCGGTTCAGGGAAAACCTATAGCGCGCTGATGATATGCAAAAGCATGGGTGGAAAAACAGCGGTTATTGATACCGAAAAGGGAAGCGCATCACTCTACTCCAATGAATTTGATTTCGATGTACTGGAATTGGATCCCCCATTCAGTCCTGAGAGATTTATTGAAGCCATTGGCGCTGCGGAAGCGGCGGGTTACGACAACCTCGTCATCGACTCAATCTCGCATGAATGGAGCGGCGTTGGTGGCTGCCTTGATGATCTAGACACCATTGCCAAAACAAAATTTAAGGGTAACACCCACGCTGCCTGGAGCGCATTAACCCCACGTCATCGCAAGTTTCTTGACGCCATTCTTCGTGTTAATTGCCACTTAGTGGCCACCATGCGTAGCAAAACGGAAACAGCACAACAGGAAGGAAGCAAAAAGGTTGTGAAGCTGGGGATGAAGACTGAGCAGCGAGACGGCGTTGAATATGAATTTACCACCGTCCTCGACATCAACCATGAAACTCACACAGCTACGGCGTCAAAAGATCGTACAGGTTTGTTCTCAAATGCTGATTACACGGTGCTGGACGAGACGGTTGGCAAGCGGCTTATGGGGTGGCTGAACGATGGTCGTTCTAAAGCCGAAATAGACCTTGCACACTTTATCACTACAGCAGAGTCGGCACCTTCTTTCGAACAACTGAAATCGGCCTGGGCGGAGGCCTTCAGAACATTACGAGACACGCCAGAGCAGGCGAAAGCTCAGGAAGTATATGAGGCCAGAAAGGCAGAATTAACCGGCAATGAACAGGTGGCGTAAATGGCTAGCAAAGGCGTTAACAAAGTGATCATCGTCGGCAACCTCGGGCAAGACCCAGAGGTCCGCTATCTTCCATCCGGCGGCGCAGTATGCAGCCTGACGCTGGCGACATCTGAGTCATGGCGAGATAAAGCCACCGGCGAGCTCAAAGAGCAAACGGAATGGCACCGCGTCGTTCTGTTCGGAAAGTTGGCCGAGGTGGCTGGAGAATACCTGCGCAAGGGCTCTCAGGTTTATATCGAGGGCCAACTGCGCACCCGAAAATGGACAGATCAGGCAGGCACCGAGAAGTACACCACTGAGGTGGTGGTCAACGTCGGCGGCACCATGCAAATGCTCGGGGGGCGACAGGGTGGTGGCGCACCAGCAGGTGGTGACCGACAGAGTAGCAACCAGTCGCAACAAAGTGGTGGACAGCGTCAGCAGCAACAGCGATCGCAACATGGTGGTGAGCCAGGAGGGTGGGGAACCCCACAGCAAACGCAGGGACAGCAAGATGCCCCAATGGACTTCGACGACGATATTCCGTTTGCTCCGGTAACCCTGCCCTTCCCTCGCCACACTATTCACGCAATTTAAGGATGAACATGAACCACTTAATGATTGACCTGGAAACGATGGGCAAAGGTCCATACGCGCCTATCGTTTCCATTGGCGCTGTATTCTTCGATCCGAACACCGGGGCTACAGGCGATGACTTCCAGGTAAACGTATCGCTTGAGTCATCAATGAGGTTCCGCGCCCGGCCTGACGCGTCCACCATTCTGTGGTGGATGGAACAGGATGAAGCAGCCAGAAGGACATTAACCAATGACACGCAAGAACTTTCCTTAGCTCTGAGTTGGCTGTCTGAGTTCGTCGCCAAACATGCAAAACCGCGATTCGTTCAGGTGTGGGGTAACGGCGCGTCGTTCGACTGTGTAATTCTCCGTAACAGTTACACACTCACGGGACTGGAAGCTCCATGGCAATGGTGGAATGACCGTGATGTTCGCACCGTCGTCGAGATGGGTAAAGCGATTGGCATTGACCCTAAGCGTGATATGCCATTTCAAGGTACTCGTCACAGCGCGCTGGACGACGCTATTCATCAGGTCAAATACGTTTCTGCGATCTGGCAAAAATTAATCAAATAATTCTCCACTAAGGATCCTCAAATGTCACAACCTCCTCAAGGGGCGGGATACTTTCGTGCGCCCAAAAAACTGGAAACAAAGGAGCAAGTCATCGCCCGGGTCTGCGCTTACCTTGAGGAGAGCCTAGGTAAGAAGAGGGTTGAGAACCGAACGCCAGAGGAGATTCAGCAGGCGGAGGATGATTACTGGACCGAGAAGCTTCTTCGTCGCTACGAGGCCAAGCTATGGCACGACAACTTCATGGCCTCTTTCCAGCCTCAATACGAAGCCTGTGGACCTAAACTCCCCTCTCGCACTCGCTATGGGCAAATTGATTATTTCGGCCGCGGCGGCGCGGTAAGGAGTGAATGATGACTCACGCTCACGACGACATCAGGGTTGGCACACTGTGCCTTCCCTTCATTGGTAAAGGCTGGCTAATGCCATGGGGTGAAGTGGTCAGCAATCCATTAAAGGCGCAGCGCCTGGCTGAGGAGTATTCCAATCGTCAGGAGGTAGCGTGACCGATTACACCGGTAGTAACACACCAGCGGATCAGCGTATTTGGAAGCCAATTCATGGCTATGAGGGTCTTTACGAAGCTTGCTCATCCGGGGAAATTCGTTCAGTTGACAGGCTTGATAGATTTGGCCGGGTACGCACCGGTAAGCAATTGAAGCTGTACGACCATTCGCATGGGTATAGCTCGATAGGCCTATGCAAAAATGGTGTCAAAACTTATTACCTCGTTCATCGAATTGTCGCTTCAACTTTTATCGGCGAGCCACCTGATGGATTTGTAGCCAACCATATCAACGGCAACAAAAAAGATAACAGAGTTGAAAACCTTGAGTGGTGCTCCATGGCGGACAACAACAAACACGCCCACCGCATGGGATTGAATTATATCTCAGAAAAGAACAGAAGCCGCACCTCTGAGCGAATGAAAAAGAGGCATGCTGAGAGCAGAAAAAGAAAGTCGAAACTTCTCGCCCGGCGGGAGGCCGCATGACTCCAGAAACAGACAACGCCATTCGCGCCGCCTGCCGCCGCTGCACCGAGGAAATCCAGCAGGCCATGCGCAAGAAGCCAAAGCCAAACTGGAGCGAAACGGTGCCTCCCATCATCAACAAGCATCACAAGAAAATTGAAGCTCTGGGAGTTAGCCTCCTGGAGTTCGTCGTCAAAACTGACCGCCTTAACGGGCGGTTTGGAGCCGAACAATGACAACAAAATTCCCCGGGTCGCTAAGTCGGCCCTTTTTATTGCTGGCGTTCACCTTCAACCGAATTAACCGACAGTTCCGGGAGCATTGACCATGAGCGATAAGTGTACGTTGAATGGAAATCTAATTAATCGCTGCGACATGCTGGCTAAGTCCCTCGAATATGGAAACCCATCATATCGTTCGAAAGGCGCGTTTATCCCTGAGCGAGTGAATTTCAACACTGGCAAGCCGGCAATCGATATTGCACAACTACACTCCGGCGAGTATGTCGGACGTGGCATCGCTATGAACTTCTGCCCCTTCTGCGGGGAGAATCTTAAAACATGGGAGCAGTGATTATGGCCGATATCATCGATACCGCAGCAGAGATTGAAGAGCTTCAGCGTAACGCTGCCCTTTCCGCTCACCGCATCGACCGTAACGCCGTATCAGCTGAGCATTGTGAAGAATGCGACGAACCGATTCCCGAGCCGCGGCGCGCTGCCGTTCCCGGCTGCCAGACGTGCGTTAGTTGCGCCAGTGATAACGAACTACGGTTGAAACAGGTGGGAAAGTGATATGCGCGTGAAATTTGATGTTGGGGAAAAGGTGGGCATGCTCACGCTAATTCAGCCTTTCCCCAAAGATGAAAAAGGGGTTTACAAGGGTAAATTTTCCTGTGATTGCGGAAGCACTAAAATTATTCGCCTTTGTTTCGTTAAAAGTGGACACACAAAATCATGTGGCTGCTTAAAGATTGAAGCAAAAAGGACTCACGGAATGTCGAGTTCTTCAGAATATAGGATTTGGGAGTTGATGTTACATAGATGCGAAAACCCTAAAGATAAGAGATACAAGGATTATGGCGGGAGAGGAATAACTGTCTGTCATCAATGGCATGACTTCAACTCGTTTTACGCTGATATGGGCGCTCGTCCTGATGGGCTTACACTGGACCGCATCGATAATGACAAGGGGTATTCACCGGAAAATTGTCGTTGGGCCACAGCATCTGAACAGCAGTTGAACAGAAGGAAATTGAAGGGGAGCAAATCTCGATTTGTTGGTGTAACTCAACGTCCATCAGGTAGGTGGTCCGCAAGGATAACCGTCAATTACAAAGACATTTATCTTGGTGATTACGATACAGAAGAAGCGGCTTCCGAGGCCTACCAGAAAGCAAAGAAAAGGGTTCTTGAAGAGTTTGAACTAATGCGTAAGCAGAGGGGATTGTAATGCAGCAGGCAATTTTAGACATGTGCTGCGGGTCGCGCATGTTCTGGTTCGACAAGCAGGACGAGCGCGCGGTGTTCAGTGACATCCGAGCCGAGCAGCATGAGCTTTGCGACGGTCGCCAACTGGTAATTAGTCCGGACCTTATTGCCGATTTTCGCGCCCTCCCTTTTGCCGATAACACTTTCCCTGTCGTCGTGTTCGATCCTCCGCACCTCGAGCGTGTCGGTGATAATGCATGGATGGGGAAAAAGTACGGCCGGCTCAACAAAGAAACATGGCGCGACGATTTGCGTGCCGGATTCGCTGAAGCATTCAGGGTGTTGTGGCCACACGGTGTGCTCATCTTCAAATGGAACGAAACGCAGATCCCGGTAAGCAATATCCTGGCGCTTACCGACGAGAAGCCGGTCATCTGGCAGCGCACCGGCAAGGCTGACAAAACCCACTGGGTGATTTTCGTAAAAGGTGGCCCGCATGTTCAGGATAATCCAGCCTAATACCTGGTACGCCGATCCCCACGGCGCGCCATGCAAAATCCTCCGCGCTACCCACGAAGTAGTCCACTACATCCGAAACGGTCGCACCTGCATCGCCAGCATGGGCCGCTTTCAGCATGAATTCGAGCCGCTGACCAAAGCACAGGCTGAGCGGATCGCCGAAGAAATAGAAACAGCAGAACACCTGAAGAAGCTGCGCGCCCAGCGTGCGGCATGAGGAGAGACTATGTCAGCATACGATGAAATTATGAACGCACTCGCCTTCTACTTCGGCGATGGAGAAGGCCTAAACCCAAGCGAGGAAAGCATCCGTGAAATTATCAGCCAGGAGCATGACCCAATTGAGACGATTGCTAAAGCGTTAGACGATTACCGCGCATCGAAGCCATGACGCAACTGATAGCCAGTTATGAGCTGGCTATTGGGTGCGAAAGCACCGCCTCACATCCCTTGATGTTATTGCCGCCTACGGGCGGCTTCTTTTTGCCTGGAGAAAACCATGAGCGACATTATTCAGTTGGTACCGAATAAATGGGTCACAGAGGAACTTTTAACTGCGACAACCGGCATGTCAAAGCACATGATTCAGCATGCTCGCCGGTCTACCTGGATGGAGGGAAAGCATTATCGCCATGTTGCCCCTGATATGGCACCTAAGCAAAACAGCCCAATCATGTATAACCGCGATGAGATAAACCACTGGATCGAGCACCAAAGCCCAGCGAAACGCCGGAGAATATCTGCTTAAATGTCCTTTGGCACATCAAACGAGGAATGATTATGGCAGCATACCCAACAGGCGTAGAGGTTCATGGCGAATCGTTACGCATATGGTTCATATATCAGGGGAAGCGCGTCAGGGAAAATCTCGGCGTTCCTGACACGCCAAAAAACAGGAAAATGGCAGGCGAACTTCGGGCTTCAGTCTGCTTTGCGATAAAGACAGGCACATTCAATTATGCCTCGCAATTCCCTGATTCATCGAACGCAGAGAAATTCAGCACTGTCAGAAAGCAAATCTCACTACTTGAACTGAAATCGAAATGGCTTGGGCTTAAGGAGATGGAGCTTAGCCTCGGGACGTTGAGGCGTTACGATTGCCACCTCACAACCACTATCGAAACAATTGGTGAGCACAGGTATATCGGCAGCCTGAACACTGAAGATATCCTTAGTGCCAGGAAGGAGCTACTGAACGGCTGGCAGAAGACCAGACATGGCCTAAATCATCCACCCAAAAAGGGAAGAAGCGTTCCTACAGTCAATAGCTATATGGCATGCCTTGGCGGGATGCTGAGCTTTGCTTTCAAAAGTGGCTACCTGAAAACCGATCTGATGGCAGGTATTACCCCTCTCGCAAAAGAAAGACCCATTCCAGATCCTCTTACTTCTGATGAGTATCAGAGAGTGGTTGCGGCCTGCCCAACGCTACAGTTTCAGAATATGGTTATCTTTGCGGTAAATACAGGCGTCAGGCATGGCGAACTAAGCGCGTTATCCTGGGAGGATGTGGATACTGTCAACTGGACTGTTACAGTGTCACGGAACTATTCCCTGAAGGGAAACTTCACCCTGCCAAAAACCAACGCCGGGATTCGAACAATACAGCTGACCCAGCCAGCAATTGATGCACTCAAGGCGCAAATGCCACTGACCAGAATGATGGCATCCCACAAGGTAAGCGTCAGCCTACGGGAATACAAAAAAAAGAGAACCGATGAATGCACCTTTATATTCTCGCCGTCCATTACTTCAATGAACGGTAAGAAGACGATGTGCTACGTCCCCGGATCCATTAATTCAGCCTGGCGCACTGCCCTGCGTCGTGCAGGCGTCCGACAAAGACGGTCTTATGAAACCAGGAACACATATGCGTGCTGGGCACTGGTCGCCGGAGCGAACCCAAATTTCGTTGCGCACCAGATGGGCCATTCGTCAGCGCAAATGCTATTCACGGTTTACGGTAAATGGATGACCGAGAATAACCATGACCAGGTGGGCATTTTGAACGCATCATTTACTCAAAATGCCCCACTGATGCCCCATAGAAAAACCGCATAACCTTAACTATCTGATTTAACATATTAATATCACTTCAATCATGATTCATCTGGATGAGCAAGGTCGGATCGTTTGCCTTTAGCTTCCTGCCGGTAATGTTCTGTATCGCCATTCCTCTGGGTCTGGCGCGCGAAAACAAAGGCGTGGCGGCGTTTGCGGGCTTCGTTGGCTATGCGGTCATGAACCTTGCGGTTAACTTCTGGCTGACCGCCAAAGGGATCCTGCCGACGACCGACGCGGCGGTACTGAAAGCCAATAACATTCAGAGCGTGATTGGTATTCAGTCCATCGATACCGGGATTCTTGGAGCCGTGATCGCGGGGGTGATTATCTGGATGCTGCACGAGCGCTTCCACAACATCCGCCTGCCCGATGCGCTGGCCTTCTTCGGCGGGACCCGCTTTGTGCCAATCATTACGCTGGTTGTGATGGGTCTGTTTGGTCTGATCATCCCTCTGATTTGGCCGATTTTTGCCATGGGGATCACCGGGATTGGCCGCATTATCAACGGCGCGGGTGATTTCGGCCCGATGATTTTCGGTACGGGTGAACGTCTGCTGCTACCGTTTGGTTTACAGCACATCCTGGTTGCCCTGATCCGCTTTACGGAAGCAGGCGGCACCATGGACGTTTGCGGTCATTCCGTTAGCGGCGCGCTGACCATCTTCCAGGCCCAGCTGAGCTGCCCGGCCACTCACGGCTTCTCTGAAAGTGCGACGCGTTTCCTTTCTCAGGGTAAAATGCCTGCCTTCCTCGGCGGCCTGCCGGGTGCTGCGCTGGCGATGTACCACTGTGCCCGTCCGGAAAATCGTCATAAAATTAAAGGTCTGCTGATCTCCGGCGTTATTGCCTGCGTGGTGGGCGGTACGACAGAACCTATCGAGTTCCTGTTCCTGTTCGTGGCACCGGTACTGTACCTCATCCACGCCGTACTGACGGGCCTGGGCTTTACCGTGATGGCTGTGCTCGGTGTGACCATCGGTAACACCGACGGTAACGTGATTGACTTCGTGGTATTCGGTATCCTGCACGGCCTGTCCACCAAGTGGTATCTGGTGCCGGTTGTGGCCGCCATCTGGTTCGCGGTTTACTACGGGATCTTCCGCTTCGCCATCACCCGCTTCAACCTGAAAACGCCTGGCCGCGATACCGATACGGCCACCAGCGTTGAACAGGCGGTGGCCGGTACCGTTGGGAAATCCGGATATAACACGCCGGCTATTCTGGCGGCGCTGGGCGGTGCGGATAATATTACCTCTCTGGATAACTGCATCACCCGCCTGCGTTTGTCGGTGGCGGACATGTCCAAAGTGGATACCAACGCACTTAAAGCTAACCGGGCTATTGGCGTAGTACAGTTAAATCAGCACAATTTGCAGGTCGTCATTGGCCCGCAGGTACAGTCAGTGAAGGATGAGCTGGCAACCCTGATGCGAACCGTCGAAGCCTGA